GAATGTTCCGCCCAATGTTCCACTAAATGTTCCGGGCTCTTTCCTTGAAAAATCCACGCTGTTTGCCGCAATATCCAAAGCGCACGGAGGTGCCCGTTTTGGACCATTCCGGCATCAGATCAATAACGCTGTTGATCTCCGCAGTATCGGAGTAGCGGATGTCTTTTTGCTTGCCGTCCAGGGCCTCACACCAGATTTCAAGGGCACAAACACGGTCACGGTCCACCAGCTTGATGTCACCCTGCACAGCGCCCGCCCAATACATGCGGCGGCGGTCCAGCGGCCAGCTTATCCAGTCCTCAGGCACCTGCCGTGCAAGAAAGTCCTGGATGATGCCCTCACGGGTGCTGACTTCCCGGTGCTCCTCCTGCTTGGCCTTGGCCGCAGCCTCCAGCTCACCCGCAAGGAAAAGGGGCTCACCCATGCGCCAGCGGAAAACTGCCTCAGCCCAGATGTCATTGACGGCCTCCTCCAGATCAGTAAACACGCTCTTGGCGGATTTCCGCACGCCGGTGTCCACCGGCCAAAAGCGCCGGTTGCCCGTGCGGTCCTGGAGGTAGTCCGTGGTGTTTGTGGTGCCGAAAAAGACACAGCAGCGCGGCAGCTCCTTGACATGGCGGCCATAAGCCGCACGGAAACGGTCAGCCTGGAGGGAAAGAAACTGCTTGATGCGGGCCACATCGGTGCGCCGGAAAGCATCCAGCTCTGATATTTCCACCAGCCACACGCCCTGCAAAAGCTCAGAGGCCTCCTTGCCCTCAAAGGTGCGGATGCCGTCATTAAACCAGCCCTTGCTCATCTTGCTCAGCAGGGTGCTCTTGCCGATGCCCTGAGGCCCGGAGAGAATGAGCATATTGTCATACTTGCATCCGGGCACCATGGCACGGGCCACGGCAGCGGTGAAAGCCTTGCGGGTCACGGCTCTGGTGTATGGGGTGTCATCCGCTCCAAGGTAGTCAATGAAAAGGGTGTCCAAGCGCTCCACGCCGTCCCACTGGAGGCTCTGGAGAAAGCCCTGCACCTCATTAAAAGCGTGGGCGGTGGAGTGCAGGGAGAGTGCGCCGTCAATCTTGCCGTTGCCGGTGATGTGGTGCACCTTTTCCATGTACCAGTAGAGGCCAGCATTGTCATTGTCATCCCAGAGGCGGCGCTTGGGGCTGGTGTTCCACGGCAGGGGGCCCAGCACCTCACCACGGCCCGCAAAGCGGTTGAGGGCAAACTTGCCCTTGAGCTGGGGGTCATTCTCCAGAATAATCCAGCAGTTATCAATGGTTGCCTTGGGGAGCCCCGTTTGCTTGTTGATGGCCAGCTTGTCCATCCAGTTGGCGGGGTCCTCATCATTGGTGGCCGCCACGCCCTCAAAGTCCTTGATGGCCTCCTGGTATCGCTCCTGGCTCATCAGGGCGGCCACATCGGGATTTTGGACAGCCAGCTCACACATGGCTTGGTAGGAGGGGAGCTTATTGGTAGGGGTGCCGGGTTGCGCCTCATCATCCGCATCTCCAAAGCGGTGGAGGCGGACCAGATCAAAGGCATTGACCAGCTTGCCGCTGCACGGGTCTGTGGCGTGGTGACTGTAAAGGAATTTGCCGTTGTCATAGATCACAGCGCCACCCGTGGTGGAGCCGCCCAGATAGGTATAGCGCCCAGGCATACTCTCCACGGCCTCATAGATGCCGGGGATGAGCTCATCCATGGCGCGGTAGATGTCATAGGTGCGGCAGAAAGCACCCACCACGCCCGTCTTGGCCTCCGGGTCACCCTGCTTGACCGCCAGCTTGGGGAGGCTCAGAGCCCCCGGCACTTGCGGCCAGAGGGTGCAGTCCCTCCAGTCCTCATACCGGGCCAGCAGCCCATTGGCGGAGAGGAGGGGCTTGTCCTGCCACACATAGATGTATTGGCTGTCAGCACAGCAGGAGGGCCAATACATCAGGCGGCTCACCTCAAAGGTGGTGGGGTCCATCAGCTCCATGCCTATGTACTCCGCCATCTTTCTGGCCAGCGGCTCATATTCATCCGCTGAGGCTGTGCGGTCAAGCGGCAGCAGGACACGGAGCCGGGGAGCGGCTGGGCTGTGCTTGCGGGTGCTATAAATGCAGTAGCCGCAGCCCAGCGCCTCCACACGGCGGAGGACATCCTCAGTGCCGCCCGCAGGGATGTTGTCCAGATCGAGTGTGAGGATGTCACGCCCGGTGACATTGTTGGCCTTGCGGCGGGGGCCGGACAGCGTGCCCGCCATAAAGCCGCCCACATCCTTGAGGTCATCCTGCTGGGCCTTTTTCATGTTGAGATATTCCGCCAGGGTTTCTGTGCCCCTGGCGGGTGTCTGGAGCCTTGCCCACAGCTCTGAGATGAGCATGGTCTGCTGGGTCCAGGTCATGGCTCTCCGGCTGTTGCCAGCGGAGATTGTTATTTTGCGGTCATGTTGCATGGCAGCGTGGCTCCTTTACTGAAATTCTCAAGCCGGTCAAGCCACCTGTGGAGCTTTTGCTCCTCTATGGCGGAGGTGTCCATGCCGCCAATGTCATCATCCAGGATGCGGAGGCAGAGGCGCACATCTCCGATTTCCTCACGCAGATGCTCCATGGCCTCCGCATGGGTCACGGGTGTGGGATTTTCTCCACGGAGCTTGCGGGCCATCTTGAGCGCTGCCTGTGCAAGCTCCGCACTCTCCTCAGCCAGTTGCTCCAGCAGTGCGGCCTCACCAATGGCCGCCATGATTTTTTTTGTTTCCGTTTTCACAGATACACCTCAATCTCTTTTTCCCAGGCCTCCACATCCACACCCAGCTCCTTGAGCTTGTAGCGCTCCGGGTAGAGGTCATCCATTTCGTAAAAATCCCGCATCCTCTTGTGCTCCTTGGCCATGGCCACATAAAACTCATGGAGGCGCTTGAGGCCAAAGCCGCAGTGCTGGTGCAGGGTCCAGAGCACCATGGCATCCACATCCGCCGTGAGGCGGGCATCAGCGTCAAGGCATTGCTGGTTGATCTCATGCCGCATGGCGCTCTCTTGTGTGGGGGTCATCCTGCCCAGATCAGACATCTTGACATTGATGATGGGGTCCTTGGGCACCCGGACACCCTGCCTTTGCAGCTTGCGCCGCTCTGTCCTATTCATGGCGGCGGCTTTTGCATCGGAGATAATTCTCCGTGGGCTCCCAGTCCTCCGCCACGATCACGGGGCCCTCCGGGGCATCGTCACAGATAAAGTCACCCTCCCCAATATACTGGCAGTTGTCGCACATGCCGGGGTCACACATGCGGGGCTTTTCATGCCTCTGGCGGCGGTATTTGCGGGATTTCATGCAGTGCCTCCATTCTCAGCGGTGACGATCTCACCGGCACAGGCCGCATATCCGGCCAGGTCCACAAAGCTGTCCGCGCTGGAGCCGGTGGCAATGCGGGCCACCTTGAGCAGCGCCATCATTGCCGCCACATCCTTGGCGGTGATGCCGTTGTAGGGGAAAGCCTTGGTATATTCGGGATGGGCGGCGTTGAGATACACACCCCAAAAATAGCCGATGGTGGCAAAGTTGTTTTCCGGGGTGCCATAATCCTGCTCACGCTCCCCGCATACACAGACACGGGTGGCCTCCAGTATCTCAGCTCTTTTCACTTGTCCACCTCCAGGTCATCAAAGACCACCGGGATGCTCTCCCGCATCATGCGGAGCAGCGGGATGGCCACCTCACGCATCTGGGGATGCGCTGCCGGTGAGGTCCGCAGCTTGAAAAAGTGCCGCCATTCACGGAGGTTGGCCGTCATCATCACCTCAGTCTTGAGGGAATTGGGCAGGACGGCGCGGGCCTCCTGAGGACTGCATCCCTCATTGAGCAGGTCAAAATAGGCTGTCTCACAGCGCTCACAGGCGGATTTCCAGATGTTGAAAACAGGGGTGCCCCTGTCCATGTAGAGGGGCTTGATGACGGTGATTTCACTGCCGTGCTTGCCCTGGGAGTAGTTGCAATAGCGGGTGCTCTCCTGGCAGTAGGCCGCCAGCCTGTGGCGCACGATCTCATGGGACACGCCCCTGTCCACCGTAAACTTGGCGGTGATGTCAAAGTGCTCCAGCACGGCCTCATGGCCACGCTTGATGATGCCCGCCACAAACTTCTGGGCGGAGGTATCGGTGATTTTATCCTCAGACTTGTAGCACACAC